TAGAAAAGAAATATCAATTCTTAGAGGCAAAGATTAGACAAGCTATAAGAAGTAAGATTGAAGGCTTCTTTAATATGGACAATAATGATTTTGGCAAGTCATTCACACCTCAAGATTTAATGTATGATATTTTTGAAGTTCCTGAGGTACGATTTGTCACTGTAGACAATGTTCCTGAGACCATAAAAATAAACTTCAATGAAATACTGCAACTTAATAATTATACTTTAAATATTTCGTATGTCTAATCCTACAAAATTTATAGATAATAGACAATTCCACAAGTCTAATTATTCAGATGCACTAAAAAGTGTAATACCTTCTTTGTACTTTGAAGAGGATTACGCTAGAAATAACAAAAAAATAGATGTACTAGATCAGGTAATAAACTCACATTTAAAAATAATAAATAATTTTTCAAGCATTATCAATATAAGTGCAATAGCAGGGACAGCTTTTAGTGGGATAAACTCTCCAAGCGGTATAGCCCCATTCTTTATAAAACAAAATGATCTTACAGACATCGACACAAATGATTTTGAAAGAAGAATTTTAATTCCTCTCGATAAATCTTTTAGAGATTTCAACTCAAGTGCAGAGTTCTCAGATTTCTTAAAAGATGAGCTTCTTCCTGGAATTAGATTAAATTCTCCAACTTTAGATTTTGTTGGAAATGGGCAAGCATCATCAAACCATACTTATTTAATTAATAACTTATCTTGGTTTTACTTTTTAAATTTAAGCGGCCCAACTTCGTTAGCTTATAATTCCTCTTCCTACGTCCATGATGCTTTGGTGTCTAGAATCTATGAACGTCAAGACTTGAAAACAAATGATGGGATAAAAGGGCTAACTAACTACGTTTGGAAAAACTACACGACGCAAAGCTGGTCATCACTTGGAGTTCTGCCGTCAGACTTCTTACCCTCAGTAGAGTCTGATTTCCCAGTTTGGACAAGCGGGACTCAGCAATTAGATAAACTGCTCACTCTTGTGGATGTTGTTTACTCACCGCTCTATATTGACGATGGAGATCTTAAAGTAAAAAATGCCATAGATGATTTTCTTCAAAACTCATATTTATTAACAGATAAAAAGTTTCAAGGCCCGTTCTTAAATTTGCTTAAAGCTTTCTCTTTTGCTTTTGCAGACTCGTCAAACCAAATAGACAGAATAGAATCCTTAAATGATCTTGATGAATGCCCAGATGAATATCTTCCTTTACTCGCTGATCTAATCGGTTGGAGATTATTCGGATCAGAGCCTGACAGATGGAGACTTCAGCTTGCCAACGCTGTAAATATTTATAAGACTGTAGGAACTAAGAAATGCGTTCAGCTAGTTGCAGACTCTATGTTTGGGCAGGATGTATTCGACGCCAGCAGCACAATAAGCGAACTGTGGGAATCTTATGTTCCTTTCTTGATTCAATATGCATTAGCTACTGAATCACCGCTTTTAAGAGATTTCTCTACTTGGAATACCGGGGTGGCCTTGAGCTTGGGAGTCTCAGCTTTTAGCCCAAGCAGCATGGACGAAAACATAAAGATCTGTGTTGATAAGATTGTTCAAGATATTGTATTTGAATTCCCAGAAAGCTTCTACTTAGGTCAAAATTTATTTGACATAAATTCACCAGAATTTATTTTTAATTACAGAAATAAACAAAATAAAGTTCCACCATTTGAAGAAATTCCCTACTATACAAAAGTAATAGTCACCGACGATCTTATTAAATCAATTGAAGATAGATTAATATGTTTTGAAGTTCCTGAAGACTTTGCTTTGAAAGTAGGTAACTATATTAGAAAGTACACTATCGACAACGTAGATGACTATTCAATAACTAATAGCTGGTTATTCTTTACTCCAAGTGCTGAGTATTCCCCCAACTGGAATTCTGTTGTAAAGGATATAACTAACTCTAGAATTGATTACTTACCTCTTTGGAATGGTAAGTCATCTCACTTCCAATCGTTATTAGATACTTCTAATTTTAATTTCGGTAAAACTTCTTTAGAGGCAGATTCTAAAGAAGTGCTTTACATGGTCGCGGAGGCAATAAAAGAATTCTCGCCAGCAAAAGCTATACCAAGTGTAATAGCTAGATCATCTACGGAAGATGAAATAACTTATAATGGGGATTACAGATTCCCAACCATAAACATACCTAAAACTGATTTCGGGCAAGTAAGTTCTGTTAGTTCAAATGCTTTGGCAGGGTTCGGTATTTCAGCTATAGCTATGGCAACTTACAAGAGAGGCTTTACAGCTACTTCCATTGCTACCTTCTCCAGAACAAATGCAGATACAATAGTTGATTCCCTTACTAATCCAAATGGAACTGTGGCTCTATTACCAAGAAGAAACCATAGAAGAAGGGATTTAAAGCATATATTACCAAAAGAAGGGTATTATGACCGTGGTGGATTTAATATGCCTTCCCAATTACAGAATTACATAATTGAAGGTGCCTTGAGTGGAACATTCTTACCATTAGGGTTGATACCCTCCTCTATGCAATTTGTTCCTATTCCAGACTATAATAACATTCCACCTATATACGGTAAATGTGAAGATTTATCGTCATCTAGTATCTACTCTGGGTTAATAGTTAGCAATACTTTCCCTGTTAGAGGCTGGGTGCAAAATTAATTAAATAAGATATTCGTATGATTGAGATTTACCCTAGCCCGTTAAGTTTTACAGGAAGTTACAATGCTGCCACCGTAGAAGGTGTTTTAGAAACTCAATGGCCTGGAACAGTGGTTACCTTAATAAACGGAACAGCTTTTTTTTCTTCTGACACTACGGGATCGTACTCAAATATTGAATCCTCTGCTTTTGATGTAGAAATTTGGGATCCTAATTCAAATCTATACTCATCAACATTTGTTTATAAATCTGGAATGAAGGCAGGCGGCGTGGGGCAATTTTATAACTACAGCGTTTGGGGGGAAGGTGTAGTTGGCGTAGCTCCAAATACTTATACTTTATGGACCGCGAGTGCTACTCCAGAATTTAATTACTTAAATTTTGGAACGGATGAGACAGAGACAAAGATAAAAGTAACTTACAACAGAGGGAATATATCATCAATTGATATTGGACCTTACTCAAAAAACTTTAATTCTAAATGGTCTAGAGTTACTGGAACCTTAAATTCTGTAGAAATTTCAGGAATAAAACCAAACGACAAATTATTTATTCAAGTAAGTAGCTCTATAGGATTGGATGCTTCAACACCTCTTATGGTGTTCGCTAATCCTCCGTCGCCAGTACCCCCACCAGGATCCTTCGTATATTATATTGCTCCTGGAGTTTTACAGTGCAAACATTTTAATGCAACTACAAGTGCAGTCGGATTTTTGCCAGGAGTGCTCCCCCCGTTTACTGCAACGCTGGATCAAAGATTAGACTTAAAAAATCTTGGATTAACTTTAATCCCAAATAACTCTGTTCTTTATTTGGCTGGAGGGTCTTATATTGATGGAACTTTTGGATGCAGAGAACTTAGTGGTGTGAAAATAATGGGAAGAGGAGTTATGGATGCCTACCGAAAAAATGATTGGTGGGAATCCTGGTCTTACTTGGCTGAAGGGGTTAGTGATGAAGATAAGTTAACTCATTCACCATTTATGGCATACAGCTCTTTCTCAGAAGGCTCCGAGCAAATAGCTAAAGCTCCAAATAATACTCTAGAAGGCATCACTGTTGTAAATAGTATTACTTATGCAAACACAGTTAAATTTACAGATGCAACAAATGTAAAGATAATAAATCAAGTACCTAACGGAGACTTTTTAAGAGTAGGAGAGCCTTACCAGTTTAATAGCAGAACAAATAGAATCGCTAAAATAACAAATTGTTTTGGATTTGTTGGAGATGATTGTTTTTTTCCAAATGATATAGATTGCGACATTATCGTAAGTTCTTGTTATGTTATCCCAATATATGCAACTGTATTTAGAAGCTACGATGGGAAATACAACGGAAAAGCGTATAACCAACCTTCGTATGGGTATTCTGCAATAGATGTAGATGTTAGAAGTTACGCTTCAGTTGGATACTACGATAAAAACAGACCGCTTTACTCTCAATTTAAAATTTCTATTTTTGGACTTTGGAACACTCAAGAAAAAGAAGCCTTCGGTGTCTTTGATCCAAGTTTTGCGTACTATATTGGAGATTGTTTATTTTCAGGAATTAGAGTAGAGGGCTATTGCGACGTACCCTTATTTGATATTGGTGTAAGATCATATCCAAGAACATCCCAAGATATAAACTCTGCTAATCCATATACAACAGACTATCCAGAAGTATACGGTAATATTTCTGGTATTAAGTTTATAGATATAACAGCTAATTCTCATCCAAATAGCAAATATAAATGGGTATACTCTAATGCTATTTTTGGAACGGAACCACAATACAAGCCTTATGATTTAACATTTTCAAATGTTAAAATTGATGGAATTACTTTAACTGATACTAATAAAGATCAATTCTTTGCATGGGAAAATAGACCCGTTCCATTAGACTCAGATCCAACATTTTACACCCCCACTAATGGAAGCTCTATAGCTGATTTGTATTTCTTAATAGGGGATTCAATAGCTTTTGGAGTTAGTAGTTTTGCTAAAGACTTATCCGCAACTGAATATTCTTCGGTTATCTCTAGCGGGGTAGCAATACCCGGATGTTATATATGGAGACTAACTGAGCCTGTAGGAGAGCCAGCCGCTGGCCCAGGGTTCTTCCCAATAAAGCCTGGAATATCTACTGGAGCAGTAGAGTACGCTGGTATAGACCCTTATGGGGATATGGGATTAGAAACCTTCCTTGCGTACAAATTAAAGAACGATTCGGGCGAAAGAGATATCTACTTTTTAAAACTTGGTGTTGGGGGATCCATGCCGGTATCCGCAGTTTCTGCAAACGGATATGCAGCAGAGAACTGGAGTGTTAGCAGTGCTGGAAGCTTGTTTTATGAATTTGCTGCATCAGCAACCTCTGCTGTTACATGGCTAAGGAATCAAAACAAATATGTAGATTTGAAGGGCGGATTCATATGCTTAGGAAGTAATCAGCCTGAGTATGTTGCTAATCAATCATTCGCCAGTTCAATGATTGTTAAAGAAACTAGCTCTTTAATTGCAGGCGTAAGAAGTGTTTTTGCTTCTTCCACTGGTAACGGGCTGAATATAGATACATTTTATACAAAAATTTATTGGGTCGGTCCTTTAGAGTTGGGAACCACAGGAACAGCCACTCGTAATTACAGTGAAAGGTTTAATGATAAGCTCCAAGAATTAGACTCAGATAGTATAAGATTAAATTATATTTCAGCACCAAATAATGCACAGTATCTAGCAGATAGTGTTCACTACAATGCCGTAGGGTATTCGCAAATAGCAAACACTATTTACGATGTAATTCAAGAAAATGCAAGTAGTGTAACTAATCCGAGTTTAAATTTTGATGTAAATTATATATTTCTATTTGAATTACCGGAAGAAGGCTACATTACAAATAATGGTGTTCGCGTAGATTATCTATGGGATCGAGGACAACTACATCCATTTGTAGCTACCCTTCACTATATTCAAGAGCAAGCAAAAATAGTTCAGGCATCAGCTTACTATGATGACAACTTAGAGGAGTTAGCAGCCAGCGGATGGTGGAGAAATCTACTACAAAACTACGCTAACACTTTAACAGAGTCTAGTGGCGCATTCCCAAACTCATTCGATAACTACACAACTTATAAATTTGGAAGAGACTTTCAAAAGCTTTATTACGATTACACGCATAACTTCAAGCGGCATAAAGCAATTCCTACAACAATGGAATTGGATGGTCCAACCATATTTGCTCATACATTTGGATCGGTACTTTACAATTCTGATCTATCGAAGAATGGAAGTCTAACAAATCAATATCCTGCTCTTATTACAACTAGCTTATCTAGCTTGAACGAGTTTAGAGCGGGCAGCATTCTGTTCTCAACTTCTGGAACTACATCAGGAACATATGTAGCATCTTCTGTTAGTGATTGTCCTGTTGCCGTAACAGAGCTAAGAAACTCTGGAATACTAACTCACATTGAGTTTACCCACACCTCTGGTACTAGCACAAACAATTCATTTGCTGTCATAAGATTAGATAAATCTAATCGTGTTGGGTATAGATATAATCCGCTTACTTATGAAAATACATTGATAAAGCATAAGGGTGCTCCAGGCGGATTCAGTAGAATAATATTTGATATTAGTAAATACTCTACAGACTCAAATCTAGGGTATGATATCTCTTCAAACTTTTTAACTCCCGAGCATGATTTTAAGCTTAATTTTAAAACAATTATAGCAAACAATAAGGGTGAAGTTTTTGGCGGATCCCCCGTTGGCGTTTGGATTCATACTAAGCCTGAGCTAGGAAAGATTTGGAGCTTCACAGACGAGGGTAAGTGGGTTCAGCACGCTGTATCATCTTTAACAAAATCTGAGGTAGTAGATCATTACTCTCATATATTTGAATTGCCAACTGAACAAAGAGATCTTACAAGCTCTAGCGTAAGATGCAATAGATTTAGACTTATAGGCAATAATAATCAAGAGAACGATGTCATAGCTTCTCTATCTGAATCAGAGTTTACAGACATTGAAGTTAATTTTAATACTAAAAATTATGTTTGTAGAGGTGAGAAGATTGCAGTTCCTGAAGAGTACTTTAGCCAAGTCGGCCAACAAGTACATCGTCTCAACCAAAAGTATGTAATTGAATTCTTTAGCTTAGACAGAGAACTGGATAAGTTTACATTGTTCTACGACTTTAATCTGGTAGATTCTACTCTAAATAAGTGGTCTAAGCCTTTTGTCTTAGGCAAGGGATCGACAGGGCTTCCAGTTGGCGATCTCTACTGTAAGGAATACAGAGTAGATTTAACCCCTCGTCATCTATATAATATTATTAAATACTTTAATGATATTGCTGGAGGGACTACCTCTGTGGGATACGCTAGCAGAAACGAAATTCAAACAAGTGGAATGTACGAGTCCAGAGGTGGAAGCAGGATTAACTATGTTGAAAATCCAAACTGGAGTCCAAATACTAAGTCTGGAACTGGTGAGTTAATTAACGAGGTTACAATTAAAAACTAATATGCTAGTCGATGGTGCAGGAGAAATAATTGTAGATGCTTTTACAGCCAATAGAAGTTTTGCTTCTATACCCTCTGCGTCTGCAATATTAGACACTTCAAATTATACTATCCAAGCGATTAGTTTTGGAAAAGACGCGGATGGATTTAGGAATCACGCTCATGTGATTTATACCCCATCATCCTCTCAAGTAATAAAAGCTTTATCTTACGAAGCAACATCCATAAGAACTTACCACACTTCAGCCACGGCACAATATCTTGAAGATCTTGGGTACAAACTTTACCCAGAATCTCCATCGCCAATCCACAGAAAATTAGAAATTAAATCTACAATCCCTAACTACTCCTCGGGAGTCCCTGATCTAGGGCATTGTCTTAATACAGCAATCCACCCGACCCTAAGCTCTTTCCATCATTTAATCGGATGTTACCCAACTTCCGGCGGAACGGACTTCTGGTTATTCTCATCAATCACTACCCCCTCATCAACCATAATATCTGGAACTTTAAGCAGTTTCTTTAATTATTATGAGATTATGGATGCTTCTGGATTTTTAACTGTTGCCAACGGAAATGCCGCGTATCAATTAAGTTTATCCAGTTCGGCAGACTATACTAAAGGCGCAATTAGAGTTCGTGCAGATAATTTCCCTAATTCCATAAATGTTATATGTAGAATCATAAGGGGGGACGCAGGATCTCTATTATTATTTGGGGGGATCTACCATATTGGACTTTGGGTTTTAGATTTAAAAGAAACATTAAAGCAGGGAATAACTGCACCTTTTAATTTTAATACTCTAAATAATCAAAGAAAATATAAGCTTTTTGCTAAAAAAACATTTAACAAAGACCTTCTATTTTGTAGAGATGACTCTGGGTATAGTGGATTAAAAGATTTATTTGCAATAGGTGGATCTTTAAATAATCAGGGCTATGTCCAGATTACATATAAACTTGATTTTGCATAACCATGAATCTTAATTTTTTAGAAGAATTAAATGTTAGAGGTCACCTGACCATCTCTAAGGTATATGAAAATAATGCCGAAGAAGTTATTTTTGATGACCATAACATTATTGTCTCAGGCATGGGCGTAGCCTTAGCCCATATGTTTGCAATATCAGGATCTAATTCAATCTTAGATTATCAAATTGATAGATTCCAAGTTGGGGTATCTGGATCTTCCGCCAGAGAAGTGGTATCAACTAATTTTATTAACGGCCCTTTAAGTTCTATTGTAGAGTATGTTGGAGACGCAGGGGATATCTTAGTGACATCAGGATATCAAGTTAGAAATAATGCTGTAGTTTCTGTCCCTCTACAATACGGACTAATACCACAGCATAATATAACGAAGGTTGATTCTAACACAGTTAGATATACAATATTCTTAGATCAAGAATCATGTAATAATCTTACAAGAGATGGTAACGCAGCTAACCTTAACGAAATTGGATTGTTCGTTAAAAACATAAAAGGCGGAACTCCTGTTGCGCCTATTCTTGTTGCGTACCGTTATTTCAGTAACGTAAGAAAGACATCAGATTTTGGACTCGTTTTTAGATGGAGCTTAAGTTTCTAAAATGTTTATTAAAGAAGATCTTTACACAACCATAGGTTCTCAAAAACTTTATCACTGCTGGACTGATAAGGTAACAAAATTTGATTCAAGTTCGTTCTACAACTGGGAGCAGGACAATATGCCTGTTTACGACCTTGATGAAAGAACTCACTACCTGTGGGAGAAACTTGGGTTTCCTACTTCAAGTATTCCAGGTGTTGCATTAGTTGTATCTGCTGACGCTCCTAACTCTGCTGTTGATTGCAATAAAAACATTTTTAAAACAGTAAGTGCCGCCATAGATGCTCTTCCAAATGTTATCAACTTCCCAGTAGTCATTGAGGTTGCTAGCTTTGGAAACTTAGGCGAGCTTGTATTAGACAATTACAAGTTTGGACCTAGAGGTTCTATTGAAATTATAAATAGAAATTTTGCCAACGGCTACGCGGACGGATATCTTAGAGTGTTGGGTGTAAATTATCCAATATTAATGTCTAGGACTTTTACAGAAGGAGGCTCAAACTCTTTCTACCATGGATCTGCGTTTCATACAAATTATGGAGTTTTCAAGGATACGGGTGCATTCGGATTTGCAGACACTTTAGATTATGTATTTCCACCAAAAACTCAATTTGTTAACACATCCTGCGTAAGTATATCATCTGTTGTCTTTAGCGGATCCACAGGCGGGATATCCCCAGATATTACAGATACAAGATTAATAAATAATTTAAATGGGTTTGTATCAAAAAGTAAGTCTTTGGCAGATTCAAGCTTTATAAATGTCGATACTGCTAATCCAGCGAATATTGTACTTGGTGGGCACAATTCAAGATATTCAAAATCTGATTTAATCATTGCTAGTAAAAATAATGTAAGTCCTTATACTAATCCATATCACGACACTATTTATTATAAATCTTATGATTTAAACCCAGAGGCTTATGAGCAGCTTGGGATATATGATGCAAGCACTTTTGATGACTCTAACCAAGGACAACATTTATATTTTGCAGACGAAAGCTTAGGTTATACCGGAGCGAATGGATTATTTTATGGCAATAGATTAACTAAAGTTGTAGTAAACAATTGTGATGGTCCAATATACATAAGAAACTTTTTCTTAGACGGTAGTGGAGCAAATTTAAGCAACAATAATTATGGCGTAGAAGTAAATAACTGCAAAAATATATTTATTGAAAATTTAGTTTCTACAAGATACAGAAAGGCTGGGTTTATATTTAATAATTCCAACGTCGTTTTGTTAAGAGGCTGTGTGGCTACTAGAAATTATGATTTTGATAATAGCAATAACAGATTAACAGGCCCTTGGAACTCAGTAAGAGCTTTTGATTTATTAAATACTGCATCAGGAGTTCCATATCGTGATTATGGTGCTGGATTAATTGCAAATAATACAAATATAACAATAAGCTCAACTAGAGAATTTGAAGAAGTTATTGTAAGCTCCGCGTCTTATGCCAGAACGAGCGGATTTACATTCTCATCAGCTTTCAATAAAAATTATATTTTTGAATTCAGTAAAAATGCAAATGGAATTATATTAAACAATTCACAATTAATTAATACTAATGATTTGTTTAAGCAAAATCAAGCAGACCACTATGCTTGGACAATGAACTTAGATATATTTGATAATGTTCAGGAGGGAATGGCATTAACAAATTCTAAGTTATCTTTTAACGGGAGAGTCCACTTTGTAGGAAATCGTTTAGGACTTCAGTTAGATTCTTCGGTATTTGAAATAGATAAGGCATCATTTGTTTACAATCAAAGAGTTGGATTAAGATCTAATAACTCTAAGATTACCTATGGGAAGAATCTTCTAAAGTATGTAAATGATGGTGGAAATGCAGAAACAAATACTCCCGTATACTTTAATAAGAATGGAAAGCACATGGTCCTTCAAAATTCTCAAATGCTTCCAGTATTCACATCAGGTATGGATAAAGTATATGATTTGATGACATTTAAAAATCCATTAGGTAATACCTCATTCTCGGAAGATGGAGAGAGCGATGTCAGCCCAGGAGTTGAGATTTCTAATGGTTCAAAAGCAATTTTGATGTGCCCGTATGATTACAGAGATGAAAACCATCCTTATGCTCAAGCTTATAATCCTTGCAAGGGTGCAGCCTTCAATGTTTCTAAGAACTCTACTTGCAAATTTATAGGAACCCAACATGGTGCAACCAGAATAGCTGGTCCTGTGGGCGGGGCGAGACACGCGACACTAGCGGGTGTTTACGCTGGCGAAAACTCAACAATCGAATTTAATGGGCCGACAGTTATTGCAAACTACGGAGTAGATGTTTTAGGTGAAAATAACTCTACTATTAAGTTCAAGCCACCCTCGCTTGACGATAGCGTAGTCGGGTTCGCTGGCGAGGATCCTGAGATCGAATGCTTTAATTTAAGTAACGTAGCTAACCACACTTCAGTTGAACTTCATAGCACAAGAGCTTGCATTGTAGTAGACAGCCAATCTAAATTAGAGATGAAGGATCTTGGAAACTTCCCTAACAGTTGGGATACTACAGGTAGCAATTACTCTAACAGGGTCTCTGACGATTTTATTTACAATCCAACGGGCAGAGACTTGTATACTAGCGCGGGCGGAATGCAGTTCTATCCAAATGCAAATATTCTAACAGAAACAGATAACGAGTACGACTCAGTAACTTACCCAGGTCAAAGCTCTGCTACCTTAAGCGGGAAAGCCTTTACATACTCAAATAACCGACTTTGGTATTTAATAAATCCAACCACAGCGGCTAATGATTATAGCTCGACTACAACTGGTGGAATGTGCGTCAGAGCACTTAACAACAGTATTGTAGATGTTATGAATGTTAACTTCCCTTGTGGATGGTGGAATGCGTCTGCTCCTTATTACGATAACACTGTGGCACCTGGGAACGGTGGTCTATGCTATAGACTTTTTATTTGGAACATAGCAGATAGCTCACAGTTAAATGCTAAGTTACTCTCAGTAAATTCTCTATATCCAAGTGCAGCAGCTTATGTTGGGCCTTTTGGAGTGTGGGTCAGCAGCAACACAGTGCTCAGTGGACTGCCGATGACAACCCCAGATACAAGCAGTACTTCAGTGCTTGATTACTATGGAGTTGCAAATACTTCATCAAACCCATTTGCAGTATCGTCTGCTAAGAATTATGGACCTTTCAGACTATACTTTGGAGTTAATCCTGTAGTGTACTCATTAAGTTCTATTCAGGATTCTAATAATTCATATACTCAATTCATACCGCAAATTTATTCTCAAGGCTATCAACCTTCTGGTAACATGGTATGCATTACTAGCTCTATTCATGGGTTTGCTCTAAAGAAAGTTTCCACATCTGTAGCCGCGTCGGGCTATTATTATGGAAACGAAGTTATGGACGGTGATGGATTTATTAGAGCTTACTTGGATGAGTCTGCCGCAGACACATTCGCAAATGCTAAACATTGCGCTGTTGGCAAATCTAACAATGCAAGATTAGTATCAATATACTATCCGTATTACGGAGCCACCTATGGGGCACACTACAACCCTGTCGGAGTTAATTCTATAAACTTCTTTAACTTGGAGACCCGCAGCTAATGGTACAATTCGTTGAAAGCCAATATCGTTTCACTGATCCAATTAGATACTTTAAAGCTAATGATCCAATCTACTATGAAGTAGATAACATACCTCTTAAGCAACTTCAAGAAAATGATCTCTGGATAAAAGATCAATTAGCTAAATTAGAGTTTACTCAAGTATACAATATTACAAGTAATATTTATACATCAACTATTACCAATAACACAAACAATGCTCCCGGCACAATAACAAGAGACAACTTTGATGAATTAAAGCCATATGTTAATGGGACTGACAATGTAGTTCGTGTCAGACCAGGAAGGTTTAGTGCTAGAATTAATAGCACATTTAGAGATCTTCCTAAGCTTCAGTACATGGCGAAAGCTTCTTTCCCGTATAGCACTACTCAGGATCCTTTAAAGTATGAAGAAATATTTTTAACACTTTCTCATCCATTACTATATTCTGTTTATGATAAAGTTAAAAATGCCGTAGCTGCTGATGCTTTAGCCATGAACGGATTAGCGGAAAGAGTCTTTACCAGAATGGTGAATGACAATACTAGAATAAGTAATTTTGCTTTAGGTACAGTTAATCAAACTCCAAGATACACTCTCCCAAACGGTGAAGACGGACCCTACCCAAATGTAACTGGAAGACAGCCAGTATACGATGCTAACCAATTAAAAGCAGTTGTTTCAACTTGGTTTAACCCAGATAACAATGTTGGAAATTCTTACAGGGCCGGCGAAGAGTCTGAATGGATAAAAAATTGGAGAGGAGTAGCTAGAACAGCTATTGTAGATGTTCCTCAAGAGCTTGAAATAGAGATACCTGCATTTAATCTAGATGATTTTTATTATATTAATGAAGCTAATAATAGAGTAAGAATAAACGGCGCAACGCAAAGAGTTGATCTAGTTTTTATTTGGGCTAAACCAATTGATGCTTCGGCAGCTACCATTCTAAGCTTCCCAGATAATGGAGACGTTCCAAAGAAAATTTACAAAGCAGAACTTGGAATTGTTAAAGGTGCTGGAGTTGGATTAAACTTTAATATTGTTCCAAATACAAGCAATGATCCTAAGGCGGATGTACCTCTCCAAGATGAAGATGGGAATGCGATGATAATTCCATCCATAGGAGATGAATTTAATACATCATTAGGATTTTCGGGTTTAAATATTAGAGGGTCGTTCCCATCCCCTGATGATTTAATGAATATATCCCCAACGCTACTAGAGCCATATTTTAATGATTCTGAACTTGCGTTATCAATATTCAATACAAACAATTTAGAAGATAACCAAGAACTTTTAAATAGTCAATCTCTATATTACATAGGACAATCAATCCTACCCGTAGCCTATGTTGTCGTAAAAAATAATGCACAACTAAACGCTAACCAAGTTCAAATAATAACTCCGTCTAACTTAGTCGATATTAGACCGTTCTTTAGAACAACTGAGCTTTCCTACAATGAACGTGCGGGGCTAGCTGCTGCTACGCCACAAGTATCCCTTGCCAATCCAGTTGCTTCTGAGAACTTTGTATTAAATGTTGCTAGAGACATTTATACTAGACTAGGTGTTCCTGCTGCTACTGGAACTGGTGGAGGTACAACGATTATAACAACTCCTGCAAGCGTAATACCAAGACCAGTTGCTTGTGGTTACATACTTGGAGGTGTTGGAATAGGGGGAACAGAAAAAGCAATTATTGATTACATGAAGCTTCGTGATGTAGATTTAACTAACGACGCTGCTATTAATAAATTAAGAACAGAATTAGGGTATCCTCAGCAAGCTATAAAAGCTTACCCAGGTTGGGATTATGCTAATTGGAGAAACACTTACCAACAAACTACAGGGACTCCAATTTATCAATATTTAAATTTTATAAGAAGAGTAAATACAGTTGATTCAGCTATTCCAAATTTCTTAAATGCTGCCATGTACAATGGAACAACCTACCTCCCAATAGGGTCAGGAAATAACTTAATCCCAGCTAGATTAAGCCAAACAACTATTCCATTTGCAATGTACTTTGTAAAGAAAAGAATAAAAGTATTAAAAAATGCAAATGCTCAGTGGGTCAACGATTTTCAAGTTCAAGCTAAATTCTTTAATTGTATGCCAGTGGCTGAAGAAGGAGCCGGTATAACAACTACAAAAGAAATTGTTAATGGAGAGTTATTTATAAACATTATTGTGTATTGGACGGTTCCACAATCTATGTTTAGAAATCCAAGATATTGGCAAGCAATAAGCGGAGCAAATAATCCTTCAAAACCAGATGGACAAGGAAATGCTGCACAATTAAATAATAATAATGTTTTAATTCCAAATTCTGGTTCAACAAATTTTCAGAATTTGATATTTCAATCTCAATTAAATACTTACCATAATGTTTTTGCTAACTTCGTAGTGGTGGACGCTAAACACATAGCTAACTTTGAAGGTGCAAATAGAAACCAAGGTTATTCTAATTATGGTGTAGCTATATACCCTTCAATTCAATTTACAATAACCGGCTTCCCTCAAGGTTATGGACAAGAAATTCCTTGGGGCGATCAAGATCAAATTTACCTAGGCTGAGTTAATGTCAAACATATATTTGAATTGTGGAGAGTATGCTCCAGGTCAAGAGCCTCGTACTCAAACAACTTCAAATACTGTCCCAGGAGACATAGTACCAAATCCAAATAATACTACGCCAGTATTTAATACTCCTACTTGTCCAGAGCCAGGAGAGCCACAAGAGCCGGGAAGCCCAGGGACGCCAGGAGTCCCAGTTCCTCCTCCAGGACCTACAACACCTCCTCCACCGCCGCCACCTCCACCCCCACCTCCAACTACAGGAGGACCAGCAGGACCTTCAGCCCCCGCCCCAGGAGGACCTATCACAGGTGGACCCGCAGGACCTTCAGCACCTACCCCAGGAGGGGGTCCAACCACAGGTGGCCCAGCAGGACCTTCTGCCCCCATCCCAGGAGGGGGCGGAACTGGAGGAACAACCGGGGGGGTCAGAGTTCCGTCAAGCGGTGGAACTGTAAGATATAAATGCACAGAAACAATTTTATATTGTGAAGGGGAAGAAACTGTTGAACCCCCAGAAGCCAGAAAAATATCTGGTATAGCAAGAAACTGCACTTCATGTGATCCCGAAGGATTTGGCGGAGAGCCGGATCCAACTTGTATTTATCCAACAAGAACAGCTTGCGAAACTTCCCCTTGTCAAACAACCCTAACTCCAGAAAATTGTATTGGATCTACAACAACAGGTGGAGAGGGCGGGTCTGTAACTTCTCAAGGCGGAACTTCTGTAACTACAGGAGAAGGTGGGGGTTCTACAACCACAACTACAAATAATACAAACACAACTACAACCACAGGAAATACAGTAAATTCAAATCAATTATTAACAAATCTACAAACAAACTCTAATCAAAATTTAGAAATTGTTATAGATGTTAATCCTCAATTCTATGGAAACTTTACGTCTCAGCCACAATCATCATTTCAAACAAGCCAACAGTGTATAGGTTTATTCCAAAGTCCTTATAATTTTTTTAATGTTCCAACAAGCCAAGATACAGTTTTAGTTACAAATGAAATTAGAAATGATATATTTTCAAATCAGGTTTGCCAGGAGGTTAGTTATTTTTTAAATAATGAAAATACTAGGCAAGCTTGGAGTGAAGATAAGATAAATAATTTAACACTGGAAAAAGTTGGACTAAGCTTATCCCCACCATTGTTTCAAGCTGTTAACAATTTGCATGATTATGGCAATAACAGAATAGATCCTAATGTTTTTTATTCAGTAATAAAAAGCCATCTTGTTAAAGGAACAATATCAGAATTAAATACTCAATATTTTACTCAAGCATACGAAAGACAAGCATCAGATCCAAGATATACTTATTCTCAAACAGGCCAAACTCCAGCCGCAATAAATTTAGCATTAGCAATATACAATTCTTATGCAACCAACCCAAATTACAATGGGCTAAACATAACAATTGTAAATGATGATTACAAAAGAATGAGATTCTTGCCAGAGGATCTTAATTGTAGAGTAAGTGTTCTTCAAAGCGACGGATTACTATACGAGCTTCCAACAACAAATTTTGGAATACCAACTCAGCAAATACCAGATCCCGATCCATTAGACTTAACAAATCCAGCTAGCGGTATACCTTTGTCTTTTGGGAATGGGGCTGGGTACTATTTCTCTACAGTATATTTAAATGGGCAGCAGTATCCTTTGCCCACAATAAACGATTTATCCTCTTCATACTATATTGATTTCAGGAACAGGGCAAATATTTTAAGACTGCTAAATACTGACCCCTCATTAACTTTCAAAGTAAGCTCTGTCCCAAATCAATCCGAGTTAAGCATTTCAAGCTACAATGGGTCTGCCGACGTATTTCCAATGTACTTTAAACTTAACTTAGACACCGTAGGGGATATCCTAACGCCCAATTCCGTGATTGGAGTTATATCAGCGACATACTCAAAGATAGATGATACTGAAGCTATTGCACACTCTAGAGATTATGGATATAATATATCTAAATTAAATGTAGACTTTAGAGACCCATTCATTCACTATGCAAGAGATACCGGAATATTGTATTTTGAAATGAACGACTTTAATTTAAGATCATTAAATACAACATTAACTCCGATAACCGGACGGAATATGCTTAGAAATATTCCGCAAGCTGTAGTTGTTACACCAGGATGTGGAACAAATCACAATCCATTTAATGGATACTCTGAATTAACAGATTACGATGCTTCCGTAGCAGTTAGAACTTACAAAGGGCAGCCTGGAATAGATATGGGAAGTGGGGACAGGGACATTCCTCCATTAGAGGAAGAGCGAATATACTCAGCCCTAGAATCTAATAGCTACGGATTGTATGAGCAATATTTAAATAATGACATCCATGGATTCCTGTACACTTATAATCCAAGTGCTGTATCTTCTACTTTATCTTATTTTATAAACGGTGAATATTCAAATACGCAGCCGCCTTCAAGTTTAAGAAGTAACTCACCCGAAGGTAAGTTTTATAGTATGGCTAGTAGGTTAAGACTTGCGGTATCTTCATATATTGATTCAGTAAACCCAGATGAGCAGTATCTTTGGTCATCATTAAAATGGTATGATTTATACACAAGATTAACTTTAAATGATGCTGGCAAGCTATTGTATTCTAATACCACGAGATTATTTAATTATATAAGTAATGGCTTAATCTATAATACTCCAGTAACTTTATTTTCAAATCAATATAATGAATTTGTTACTGGAGTTCCAGTTATGACCCCGCTAGAGGGCGATCTTGTTCAGGTTATAACTGAAGTAGATAGATTAAATTGGTATTATGCCAATTACCCACCACCCCCACAAGCAGGATAATTATGTCTATATTTGTAGCAACTTGGATTGATCCTAGCACAGGACATTGCCACCCTCCAACACCTCATCAAAACTTACCAGCTTCTGGTGGTAAAATAAGTAATGTTTTTGTTGGAAATGCTAATATAGTTACGCAAGCAGATGTTTACACCCCGACAACTTGCGGAGATACAGCCCATGCCCCTGTAGTACTTCCAATAGCTGGAGCTACAGTTTTTGCTGGTAGCCTGCCCGTTGCAAAGCTGGGGGATCCTTTAAGTTGTGGGGACACTGTGGGTGCGGTTGGAGCTTTTAATGTATATGCTTACTAATTTTAAAATTTAATTAAATTATTTTAATTAGCATAGTAAATAGTAGTAGGTAATTAATTATCGGACAAGAGGTTTTTTTAATTATGAAGCACAATGTTTTAAAGGAAGAGGTTGATCAGATCCTTAGCCAAGCTTTCTGGAATAAGGGTGGAGTCAAGTTAAATGAGAACGCCGCCCCCGAGGCTGCTGAGACGGTCGAGCAACCTGCCGCTGAGGAGGTCCCTGCTGAGGCTGTAAACGAGGAGGCTCACGTTTGCCCCCTTTGCGAGTCACACCTAGAGGCTCCAATCAGCGATGACAAGCTATCAGAGCACATTGATCTCATGATCGACATCATTGATGAGATGGCTCAACTCACCGAGGGTGATGAGTCAGAGGATGATGGAGAGGAGCTTGCCGAGGAGTCTCACGAGGATGACGAGGACGCCGAGCAAGTTGTTGAGAAGAAAGGTCTTCCAGCCTTCCTCAAGGGAAAAATGAACAAGAAGAGCAGCAAGGCTGAGTCTTCAACGAAAGGCCCAGAGATGAAGTGAGGCTAACTGTTTTCAGTTAGTCTAACTGCATGAGCGATAACCTTTTTCCAGATATTTCAGTCGGGGATTTTGCCATGGATCTATTAAAGGACATGGCAAAAAATCCTTCACAGGCTCTCAAGCCTGCTTTAAAGGAATCAACATTACAAAATGTTGGTGCCCCCGATGTCAGCAAAATAGATGTATCTGATGATTATGTTTCGTTAGTCTTAGAAGGAAAGAAGCCACAGCCAAAGAAGCCAGTTACTCAAATCAAAGAGTCTTCAGAGTCTAAGCTTGGTAGTTTAGTTGAAAGACTTTCAACTCTTATTACAGAAGCTCGTCAGATCATGGAGGAAATTT